GTCTGACGGAAGGAAGCCCGACAGGAAGGCACTACGAACGCATCATTTTTGACGATATTGAGACCGAGGACATCGCCGGCAGCCCGAAAATGCTGGAGGAAGTGTTCAGCAAGTTCCAGATGTGCGTCTACAACCTCGGCACAGGGTCCGACAACGACAAACGCAGGGTCATAGGCACCTACTACTCATGGGTAGGACCTGTAAAACGCATCGGTGACATGAAATTTGAGGAAACCAAGGACGCCGAGGGTAACGTAGTCCCGGGGCGCCCGATGTGGCAATTGCGCGTGGTGCCGGCGACCGATGACGGTACGATCAACGGCAAGCCTGTACTGCTCGATCCCGACACCTGGGAGCGCATCAAGCGTACCAAGCACGTAAACAGCCAGCAGCTCTGCGACCCGTCGCCCCGCGAGGACATCACGCTCGACAAAGGGATGCTGCAACCCATCGCACCTGAGTTCCTGCGGGTCGGCAAGTGGGCTGATCGGTTTAAGATGATGGTCATCGACCAGGCGGGTGGCACGGACACGAACATCACCGGCCCGGGTGACCTGTGGTCCATTGGCGTGGTCAGCATCGTGCCGAGCGACAGCCTCGCCAGGCGTTTAGGCGACGAAGCAACCGACGATGACCTGGGTATCAGCGACGTGTGCCTGGAGGACGTGGTGGCCGACCAGATGACCCACAGCCAGGCAGTGGATACCATCGTCAGGATGTACCTGAAGCACGGTATGATCATGCAGATGGGCGTGGAAAAGGTCGGTCTGAGCACCACGGAGGTCCACGTAGCCGATGCACTGGCCGCCAAGGGCCGCAAGCTGAGTGTGATCAACGGCAGCCTGTTCCTGCTGCGGCCCGCTGGCCGCAAACTGGAGAACCGCATATCGAGCGCGTTGGAATGGCCGTTGAATAATTCGAAGCTGTACTATTCGACTGGCATAGCAAAGGAATATATCGACAAGATGAAGGCTGAAATGGACCAATTCGGCTTCGCTCATAGCGATATTCTCAACATGTGGAGTTATGCCTACGACATGTTCCGAGTGTTCCCGTTTCACCGCTACGCGAAGCGCAAGGTACAGAGCGTCACATCACTGATGGCACAGGGGAGCGGCATCGGGCAGCGACCCAGAGGCGAATGGGGGTAGGTACACAGGCCCGGAGGGGTCAAGGGGGTTATATGCAATTCGTAGGATTTCCAAAGATGGCAAGGCTTTCACGCGAAGTAATCATTACCGAAAAGATCGACGGTACCAACGCTCAGGTGTTTATCTCGGACCTTTCCGAGTGGGATTACGACCCTGAACAACTGATTTTCAAAAGCAACAACATCGGTCTATTCGCCGGCAGCCGTACACGGTGGGTCACCCCCGAGGATGACAACTACGGGTTTGCCAAATGGTGCCAGACCAACGCAGAAGACCTGATGAATCTCGGAATCGGTCAACATTTCGGCGAGTGGTGGGGCCAGGGTATCCAACGCAAATATGGATTGCTGGACAAGCGATTCAGCCTGTTCAACGTAAGCCGGTGGGGTGAAGACCGACCAGCTTGCTGCGGGGTAGTACCGACGCTTTACAAGGGTATCTTCACCACCGAGATGGTGGACGAGTGTGTAAACGATCTAAGGTCCAAAGGCAGTGTGGCCGCCCCGGGTTTTATGAAACCGGAAGGAGTGATCGTGTATCACACGGCGGCTGGTATCGGGTTCAAGAAGACCCTGGACAAAGACGAATCACCCAAATCACTCGTAGGTCTGTCGTGACCGCCGCCAGGGTACGAGTAACCAACCGAGCAGGCAAGTGGACCTGCAAAGGCCCACAAGGGCATGTTGGCAAGGGGCGCACCCGGTGGGCGGCGATGGTCGCATACGCTACACGCGGCAGACGGTGGACGGGCGGGTGTGACCATGCGATGTCAGACCAAGCATTGCATCAGTGGAAAAACCCGATGGGCCACACGCAAAGCCGCTCTGACATCAGCCAGTTTCACAATGCAGTGCCGCTGTACGCGTACAAGTGCCCAGTGTGTCGGGATTTCCACATAACTAGTCAACAGAGGGGGTAGGGGCGATGGGCGACGAGACATGCAAATGCTGCAATTGCGGGTATGAATGGAAACGCGGGCAGGATGGTCAGCACAGTTGTTCATCGGTTTTACGTGCCGAGGTAGAGAGGTTGCGTGCCGAGGTGGCTGAAAAACAGGCAAACTATGAAGACTGTCGAGGTGAGTGCAATCGAGCAGAGGAACGCGTGGGATTACTGGAATCCTATGCCGGTTGTGCGATCAATATCATCCTCAACCAGGTTGATATGGCAAAGCCTGAGTGGTGTTTTGTAGAAATTGAGAACGACTACGGTAAGAGTGTCAAAGTTGGTGAGTGGAGTCCGAGAGACGGCGGCTACGACGGTGTGAGAATAACCGTTGAGGACATAATAAAAACCCTTGACAACCGTCACACACAAGCATAGGCTACCCGCGACAGTACCATACACACCACACGACCGCATATTGGGGGTTGTGTGCCAGCCGGTAAACCAAAAGGGACGGATACCGCACGATGGCAAAACCCCGATCCACCACTGCATCCAATACGCCGCGCACAGCCGTGCAAAAGTTCCTATCAGCCCGTGTGAAGGAACTCGACGCCGACCTGTTAGCCGATCAGCATAATCGCCTAGCAGCCGTCGAGGACCTGAAGTTCGCTACGGTCCCGGGTGCCATGTGGGACTCCACGGTGCTTGACGAGCGCAAGGAAGACGGTCGGCCATCCCTTGAAGTAAACCTGTTCCCCCAATTTATCAACCAGGTGACCGGCGACATACGCCATAACCGCCCCCGTGCCCGTATCACCCCCGGTGACTCCACAGCAGACGTTCAGATCGCCCGCATCCGTGAAGGTATCATCGCTGACTCCGAGTACCAGTCGAACAGCGACTACATCTACGTCGAGGCGGCGACCAGCAACGTGACGTGTGGCTATGGCGCATGGCGCATACGCACCCGCTACACCGAAGAAAACCCCTTCATTCAGGAGTTCTACGACGAACTGATCCCCAACCCGTTCACGGTGGTCATGGACCGGCACGCCGTCTGCCCCATCTATTCCGACGCCGAGCGCGGCTGGATAATCAGCAAGATACCCGTTGACGACTTCAAGGCCAAGTACCCGGGCAAGAATGTGCCGGGTGACTCCATGCCCGTTGGCGAGGGTCTGAGCTACCAGAACTGGTTCGACACTGAGACCGTCACAGTTGCCGAGTATTTCGTCCGTAAGAAACACAAGCGAACCATGTGCCTGATGTCTGACGGCAGTGTGATCGCTAAGGCCGATGTGCCGGCGCTGCCCCCTGCCACCGCATCACTGACCGCACCAGCGGCCACCGCATCGGTGCCGCCTGAGTTGAGTTCGGAACAGCCCCTTGCCCCTCCCAATGAGCTACCCGCAATTCCTCAGACGGCACCGGTACTACCCCCACAGCCGCAGGCACCCACCATCATCCGTGAGGCCGACGCCGAGTACACCACCGTCAAGCAGTACATCATCACCGCGTCCGACATCCTGTCCAAGAATGGTCTGGAAGGCGAGGACGTGCCCGGGTCGTACATCCCGATCATCCTGCTGACCGGCCACCGGACCAATATCGAGGGCAAGACGTACATCTCCGGTCTGGTACGGAACGCCAAGGACTCAGCCAAGTACGTCAATTACTCAGCCAGTGCGCTTGCCGAGCGGATCGCCCTGGAGCCGAAAGCCCCTTGGGTCGGTACGGCTCGCCAGTTTGAAGGCTACGAGGATGACTACCAGAACGCCAACAGGAAGAACTTGCCGTTCCTGAAGTACAACGCCGACCAGACCGAGCAGGGTAACCCACTCCCCCCGCCCATGCGCCAAGGCCCGGGGCCGCTGCCAGCCGCTCTGTTCAGCCAACTCCAGACCGCCATGGGCATGTTTGAGAGCACCATAGGGATGCACGGCGCCGACCTCGGCCAAGCCGGCCCTGAGCGCACCGGAGCCGCTGTGACCGCCCGCCAGAAGCCCGGTGACGTTCGGACGTTCAGCTACATCGACAACCTGGCCCGGGGCATCGCGCACGGTGCCAAGATCAAGAACGAGATGATCCCCGAACTATACGATACGCCCCGCGACGTGCGACTACGTGGCCTGGATGACACCGAGACCTACCTGCCTGTCAACATGACGGTCAGGGACGCCTATAACGCCATACAGGCGCACCCCGAACGCTACAAGGGGATGAACACGACCCGTCTGGTCGCAGCCGGCCAGCGTGGCGGGTGGGACGCCAAATTCAACGACATCACAGCCGGTCGGTACGCGGTCAAGGTGACAGTCGGCCCATCGTACGCTACACAGCGCCAGGAGAGCAGCGAGTACATGCTGCGTCTAGTCTCGGCGCTGCCCAAGCAGATGGGTCTCGGTGCCGACCTGATCGTGGGCAACTCGGGTGTGGTGGGCGCCGATGTGCTGGCCGAGCGGATCAAGAAGACCCTGCCGCCGGGCATCGCCAAACCGACCCCGGGTGAAGAGCCGATGCCTCCGCAGCCACCCAACCCCATGGCACAGATGCAAATGGAGAAGGTCAAACTGGAGCAGGAGAAGGTTAAGTTGCAAGCCGCCAAGGTCGAGGTTGAGAAACTGAGGGTTGGCAAAGAGGCACAGGGCGAGATGTCGAGCCTGAGACAAGAGATACTGAGCGTGCTGGCCGAGTTACATGGTCACACACCACAGGCAGCAGCACAGCAGCAGGCGGTGCCGGCCAACGGGCAAGTATCACCATTCTAAAGGGATGCCGCCTATCGGGCAAGCAAGGAGAGGAAAATGGAAGTTACTGACGGGAGTGTGACCACCACCACGGAGCCTGTAGCACCTGTCGAGCCGGTAACCCCGGCACCAGCCGAGCCACCGACCGACCCTGCGCTCACCGACCCCCCGGCACCGGTCGAGCCACCCGCTGAGCCTGATAGCACAACGGGACTCAAGGCAGCGGCGGCAGCGGAACGGCGAAAACGACAGGAGCGCGACGAGCAGCTACGACAGGCACGCGAGGAAGCGGCATTTCTCCGTGGGCAACTTGCCGCAGCCACACCGGCACCGCCCGCCGAGCCGGTCGCACCG